TTCTGATCTTAGAGATAATACAGATATTCGTGTAGAAGCTGGTTCTGCTCTGCCTACTTCTAAGTCTGCTAAGCAGGCTCTGCTTATGGACCTTATGGGACAGGGATTTATTCCACCTGAAAAGGGCCTAGAGCTTATGGAGGTTGGGGGAGTACAGCGTCTTTACGAAGAAATTCAAATCGATAGTGCTCAGGCTACTCGTGAAAATATGAAAATGAGCGCTGTTACTGATCAAATGATGGAACAATACTTGATGACCTTTATAGGGGAACCTGACCCTATGACTGGTCAACCTTCGCTAGTTGATCCTAATACTGGACAACCACTGGTTGATCTTATGACGGGTCAGCCTATGCCGCCTCCACTTATTGTACCTGTTAACTCTTACGATAATCACCAGATCCATATTCAGGTTCATAATAATTTCCGTAAGACTCAGGAGTTTGAGAATTTTGAGCCACGTATTAAGGCTCTATTTGAAGAGCACGTTAACCAGCATATGATGGCACTTAGTATGATGCCTGGTGCGCCTTCTCCTGAGAATATGCCTCCAGAAGGTGAAGAGGCAGCAGAATATTCAGAAGAGAACCCTGAGCAGCAAATGCAAATGCCTCCTGGAATGGAACAAGGGCCGGTGATGTAATTATGGCTGATCAGCAGCTTGGTACTATTGATGTAAATTTTACTGATAGTCGTAAGGCTACTAGTACACATTACTCGGGTTCCAGTGCCGATGAGGGTGCTCTTATTAACTATGGAGAGACTCAGAATATTTTGACTCTTCGAACTGCTCTTAGTGCTTTTGATGCATTTACTTATACAGAAGAAGTCCTTAATGGTATGACCGTTAATGATATAGTATTTGCATGGCGTGCATGCCGAGGTAATGAGGCGTCTATTTCAGATTACCATCCGGCACAGGTAGCTAGGACCGCGTAATGGCTACACCTATTAATCCAGATCAACAAATGGTCGACAATGCGACTAGCGCGATCGCATCCAAGAATGCTAACCTTGGTGGAAGACGGCGGCCAACTAGTACTAAGCAGTCTGATAATGGCCGCATGGGTGCTATTGATCGTCGCCTGGCAAATATGAAGAGGACTTAATGGCTTATAATAACCTTAAGAAGGAAATTCCAGATTTTAAGAAGTCTGCTATTCAGCGACGTCTAGAGGGTCACAAGAATAACAAGCGTAGCAATCCGGGAACTATTTCCGGAGCTAGGCGTCCTGGAACTCCTATTAAGGAACGGGAAGGCGAGGGTGTAGCTAATAACCCTCGTAAGGAAGGTCCTGCAAGACCTACTACACTTCCTGCTAAGGAGAGGTCTAAGTAAGTAATGTCTCGTCATCCTTCTGTAGAAGCAGTTAATAGGTTCTTTGAAACTGGACACCTTCCTGAACCGCTTAAGGCGGTAATGGAAGAAACTGTTCGTTATAGGGATACTATTCTTTCCCTTATTGCGGAAGATGATCCTGAACTTACTGTAGGACTTCGTAAGCTTCTTGAAGCTAAAGATTGTTTCATTAGGGCTAAGGTTGCTGAAGTAAATAAGGCTAAGGGCAACTCTAATGAGGGCGCTCCACTTCCTCGACCTAATGAGATTGTTTAACTAATTTATTAGTCTAGGGCCTCCAGCTTTCCCAGCATGTGAGGTACGGGCTAGAAAGAGGGAATAGTTATGGGTACGCCAATCGAAGATGGACAGGTACAGGGTAACGAACCTACGGGTGAAGAAACTCCAGGGCCTAATCCTGCTTGGAATGACGTCCTTAGTGTATTGCCAGAACAATTCCACCCGGTAGTTACTCCGCATTTTCAGAAGTGGGATCAGTCTGCACAGTCTCGTATTGAGCAGGCTAATAACTCTCTGAAGGAGTTTGAGGGATATAAGCCATTTGTAGAGCATGGTATTAACGCTCAGGAAATTGAGCAGGGTCTCAGGCTTATGTATGAGATCAATAACAATCCTGAGAACGTATATAATGCTCTGGCTAATGCCTATAAGTTTGGTGGTACTCCTCCTGTAGCCGAAAATGAGAGTGGTGAAGAGGAAGAGTCAGAACTTGGTATTGATCCCGAAATTGCTGAGAAGCTCTCTAATCATGAGGGTATGCTTAATGCTGTAGCTCAGATTGTTCTTAATGAGCAGCAGACTAAGCAGGCACAAGCTGCTGATGATGAACTCGATCAGGAACTTAATGCCCTTAAGGAAAAGATCGGGGACTATGACGAGCGTTATGTTCTGGCTATGATGCAGAGCGGTATGAGTGCAGAAGAAGCCGGAGAGGCTTTTACTTCACTTAAGACCTCGTTTAATCAGAGCAAGTCTTTTGCACCTAATGTGCTTGGTTCTAGTTCTGGTGGTAATGGAATTCCCTCTAACGCGATTGATCCTACGAAGCTCTCAGGTAGTGAGACTCGTAATCTCGTAGCTCAGATGTTGGAACAGGCAGCACGCCAAAAGTAAATTAAGCTCGGAGGTTTATGGGAGCCACGCTCACCACTGCAACTAACATTCTTAAGGAGATTTACGAGCCGCGTATTCGTGAGCAGCTCCAGAATCATCTTAAGACTTCTAAGCGTATTGAACAGACTTCAGAAGGTGTTACTTCTGAAGTTGGCGGTAAGTATGTAGTTTTCCCAATCCACGTTAAGCGTAACCATGGTATTGGTGCGCGACTGGAAATGGAAGAACTTCCTGTAGCCAAGAACCAGGGTTATGCACGTGCCCAGGTTGGACTTAGTTACCAGTATGGTTCTATTAGGCTTAGTGGCCAGTCTATGGAACTTGCACAGTCTAACTTCCAGGCTTTCGCATCAGTTCTTGATCAGGAAGTTAACGGTGTTCAGAAGGACCTTGCTAAGGACTACAACCGACAGATTTATGGCACTTCTGTTGGTGCTCTTATGACTGTCAGTGGTGCTAACACAACTGTTACTGTGCCCACCACTAATACCCAGTATATGGAAGTCGGCATGGTTGTCGACATCTTTAATGCTGCTGGTGACACTCTTAAGACTGCTGCTGCGGGTGTTGAAGTTACGGCGGTAACTAAGAACACCTCTATTACTCTGGCTACTGCACCGAGTACTGCTACAGCAGCTAATGACATTGTAGTTCGTCATGGTTCTCTTAACCGTGAAATGATTGGTCTTGAGCAGATTGTAGATGACACTACTACACTGTTCAATATTGACCCTGCTGTTGAGCCGGTATGGAAGTCGGTTATTAACGACAACTCCGGTACGAATCGTGCACTGTCTGAGTCTCTCATGATTAAGATGGTTGACGATATCTATACTGAGGGCGGTAATACTACGGCCATCTTCACCACTCTTGGTGTGCGTCGTAGTTACTTTAACCTTCTGGTTCAGCAGCGTCGTTACTGCGATACTAAGGAATTTGAGGGCGGTTTTAAGGGTCTCGCCTTCACTACGGATAACGGCGAAATTCCACTGATCTCTGATGTGGATTGTCAGCCTAACCGTATGTACTTCCTTAATGAAAAGGAATTTAAGCTCTACCGTGAGTCTGACTGGTCCTTTATGGATCGAGACGGTTCTAAGTGGCAGCGAGTTATTGGCTACGATGCCTATGATGCTACGCTCTATAAGTACTGCCAGCTCGGTACTCACCGTCGCAATACTCATGGACTTATTGACGACGTTACTGAGAGCTAAATTCTAAGGGGAGCGGCTACAGGAATAAACCCCCTGTAGCCGCTTTTTCCGTTATGGAGGAAATATGTCAGAGCCTGAATCTACAAATACCATGTTCCACGACGCTTTTGTTAAAGTTGGAGATGGTAATTACGCACTTCAGACTACAGCTGGTGGGGGAGGAGGCACTACTGATGTAAATATTACATCTAGTGATGTGCCTTTTTATGCTCCTGTAGCCGAGTCTGGTTTTGGCGTAGGTCAAGTTATTGCCCCTATTGCTGGGGCTACTATTGCAACTCATCAGCCTCCGGCTGGAGCTACAGGGAAGTTGCATAGAGTTGTAGTTAGTGCATGGCTTAGTGGTACTGGGACACCTGCTGCTGTAGATGGATTTAATATCGCCTTTAAGTATGGCGAAACTGTCATCTCTAATTTGCCTATTGTTCCTGATCGGCATATTCCTATGGAAACAGTATTCTATTTTAATGCAGCTACAGGAGTAGCTTTCTCTATCATAGCTGTAGACGCAGGAACAGTAGATGTTGAATACAATGTTATGATTGTTGCTACACAGATTGAGCCCTAATGACTAAGCTATTTAATGGTAATTTCTACTTCCCTGTAGATGGGCATTTCGTTAGTCAGAAGCAGGTTAGGATTAATGAAATACTCAATGACTATGACTCGACATTGCAATTGCAGTGGATTCCACCGTCTGATCGTTCATCTCGTGATTTGGCTTTTCGAGTTGTATGTTTCCCTCCAAATAAACCGGCCTACGCGGTTTGTTTTGCTGAAGAAGCTGACGAGCGTTTGCTTGCTAAAGTTTTTGAAGCTGATCAGGCCAATTCTTCAAACAAATTGAATTTCATTGATAACTATAATAAAGCTCTAGAGTTGTCTAGAGCTAAAGAAGCTCAAGAAGTTAGGCAGGAGGATCACGAGCTAGCAGCTTCAATTCTCCGTAGTACTAAGAGCAGCTACAGGCACGGAGGAATTGATTATGAACGTGCAGGACGTAGTCACTCGCGTTAAGAGAACATTTGGCGATGAAGCTGGCGTCCAAGTAACTGATGCAGATATTATCCGTTGGATTAACGACGCTCAAGAGAAGATTGTTCTTGAGAACGAAGGTCTAATGGAGCAGACTGCATCTACTGATGCAGTACAGAATCAGATGGAATATGATGTACCGTCTGATATGAGTGTACTACGTAGTATGAAATATAATGGCTTTAGACTTAAGCCCATGTCTTTTGCTGAATTTAATGAGTATATTGATGGATACTCATCACCTAGTAATAGTTCTCCTTATGGTCCTGGTATTCCTGAAATATTTATGGTATGGAATAACAAGATTACAGTATTCCCTAAACCTAGTGAAAATATGACAGATGGCTTTACTATCTACTATATTCAGCATCCTGCCTCTGTAGGAAACCTTGCAGATGCTATTACTGTACCACTCCAGTACCATAATGCTGTAGTTAAGTTTTGTCTTAAGGAAGCCTATGAGCTAGATGAAGATTATCAGAAGGCTCAGATAGTTAAAGCTGATTTTGAGAATGACGTTATGAAACTTAATGATCGTAATAAGTGGATTAGTCAGGAATACTATCCTCGTATTACTACTTTGCCAGAGGATGAAAACTACGGTAACTACGGCTACTGGGGTGGTTACTACTAATGGCTAAATCTAGAGACACTATTCAAGAGTTGGCTATTGGTCCATTTGCTGGAGGTATTAATACCTATTCTGATCCTGCAATGATTGCAGATGATGAGATGGTAGATTGTGTTAATTTTGATCTTAGCCTAGACGGTTCTCTTGTATCCCGCCCGCCATGGAATCTTCTTCATGCACAAGAGTTTAGTAGTACCGATACTAATCCTGATCATCCAGATTCTTATCAGCTAGTTATCCACTCAGGTACCTATGAGACTAATCGCTATGTGATTCTTACTAGTAACCATACAGGTACATCAGCCTCTTACATTTATTATGTAGATGGTATTAACTCTGGTCTTATTGCTAAGATTGGCGATGGTTACCATAGTAAGGCACACCGCTATGCTGATGATATCTATCTCGTGCCTGATATTAATAGTGCGGGTAGAGGACTTAAATATAATCTAGGTGATGGTCTTACTACAGTTGTTGCAAGTATGCCTGTAGGTTACGCGTCTATTATCTACAAGGATCGTTTGTGGATTAGCGGGCGACGTGGTGTGACTCCTGGCAATACTAACTCTCGTCTCTTCTTCAGTGACCTTGCAGATTTTACAACATGGCCTGGGACTAACTTCTTTGATATTAACCCTGGTGATGGCGATGCAGTTAATGAACTAGTAGTATACCAAGACAACGTTATCATTTTTAAAGATAATGCTACTTATGTACTAGCTTATGACACTGGACCTGCCCAAGCTGTGCTACAGGTAATTAATACTGATGTCGGCGCGATGGGTCCACGATGCGTAGATGTTTATGAGAATTCAATTTTTGTACTTAAATATAACCAGCTATACGAGATGTCTAACTATGACTTCGTACGAGTTAGTGTAAAGCTTCCTTTTGAATACGACGATAGCGTTCCTTCTGTAGCCCCGCATGCTAATCCTGGTCAATATTGGAAATATCCATTTTGGCTTAGGATCGTGGGGGATAGGGCTGTAGTCCGATTCTATAACCGACTTTATATTTACCATCTAAGACTCAGAGGATGGACTAGGTGGGATAGTGAAGACCAGAATATTAAGTATCTTGGTCCAATCATGCGTTTGGATAATACTAATACTACTCTTCTTCGAGGTTATGACACGTACATAGCTGGATCTACACTAGCTTCACCTACTGATAATCGTGGCCCAGGTACACCAGGTGATTGGAGTATGTATTTTAAGCTCTTTAAATTTGAGGATCGCTATGAGCTTAATAACACTGAGAATGGTAACATTACTCCAATATTTCCACCTGTAGATATTAAACTTTCTATGATGACTAAGCAATTTGATATCGGACTTAGTCATAGATTTAAGCGTTTGATGCACTGGGGACTTAACTGCTATACTGCAAGAGATGTAACAGGGACGCTATTCCCCTACTCTGTAGCCTATAGAGTAACTTGGGATCAGCTAGCTATTTATCATTGGCACGATCTAAATACTTGGGATTATCCACTTACAGCAATACCAGAAACTACACAAGAAGTATCTGGAGATTCAGGTAAACAAGTTAAGTTTATTAGATTCCCTAAGTCGCTACGATTTAGACTTCTACAATTTCGAATTAATATGGTTACTCAAGGAAATACAACTGATGGACCAGCTTACATTTACTCTATTACAGCATTCGTCGGAGCTAAGCAGCTCATGCCAAAGGCGGTGAACTAATGGAAATAGCTAATCAATTTGGTGGTCAGAAAGTTCCTCCGCCAGCTCCAGGTAAGAAGTCATTTAACCCTTATGCGGCTGGCAATAAGCGATATGGCTCTGGTAGGCCTATGCCAAATCTTGGCCCTGTAGCCAGTCCACAAGGCTATGATGAGCGTGATAATCGCGCTGAAGCTAGAAAGAATGCAATTCTTCGTAGGATGCAAGGTTCACAAACTGGCAATCCTATGAACAGTAGTGTTATGGGCTATACGTCTAGGGGGGTGTTTAGCTAATGGCAGATTTGCAAGGGTCTGCTAGAGAAAAGGCCATTAAGGCTAAAGAGACGGCTATTCAGAAACGTCTCGATTCGGCTAACAGCAAGAGCAAGGAAGCGGCTGTTAAGGATGTTAAGGCTCAAGCTGCTAAGGCTAAGGGTACAGGTAAAACTTTCAACAAGAATTACAGTACTGAAGCTATTCTAGGGTCTAATAAGGGCTTTACTAAGTCTGATTTTGGTGTAAGTAATGGTGCAGCTATTCCTTACCAGATTGGAAAAGCTACAGGTAAGGCTTCAGCTACAGCGACTAAAAAGAAGAAGCCACAGTACAAGCCAAAGCCTCAAAAGAAGCATTCTACTTATACAGTAAAGCGTGGAGATAATCTCTCAAGTATTGCCAGTAAATATGGCATGGACTGGAGAGACATTTGGAACTATAATCTTAAGAACAGGAATCCTAGCGCCGTAAGGACTTTGAAGAAGCGCGGCCCTAACCTTATTTATAAGGGTAGCACTTTCTATATCCCTAATAGGTAAAGAGGAGGTTAGTGCCTAAGCAGTCAGCGTCTAATAAGTGGCTTGCTGGAGATACAACTTATCAGCAGCAGCTTTCTAATTATAAGAAGTCTAAGTCTGATTACGAATCTCAGTACAAGCGTCAGACTGGGATAATTAATCGAGACTATTCTGAGTCTCAGCGTTCTATGAATAGGCAGGGAGACTCTGATAGGACAGACCAGAAGAATGATTTTGCTGGTCGAGGTATTCTAAGATCCGGAGTTTTTGCTAAGGCTCTTGGAGATTACAATACAGAGTTTCAAGCAAAGCTAAAGAATCTTCTTACCGGTAAGAGTGATAAGCTCGGGGATCTTGGTATGCAGCGTACTAATTTCCTTCGACAACTTAAGCTTGAACAAGATGCAGCTAGACAGGATGCACTTAGGCGACGATCTGCTAAGTTGGGAATTTAAATGGCACGTCCAGGTCCTTGGGATACTTCAGGCACTGCTAATAGCCTTGCTGATGCTATTCGTAGGCAGGCTGCTAGTCAGGCTAAGCAGGCTGAACAAAAGTCTGGACTAGTAGACACTGGAGCTACAGCTGCGCCTGATCCTTTTCAGCAGCTTATGGATCAGATTCAAGGTATTAATGTAGAGGCTACTCCTTATGAGGCTCTGCTAAGGCAGGCTACGGGAAGTGCAGGGTCACAATATGATCCGCTCATTAAGCAACTCGAAGCGGAGATGTCTAGAACTAAGCAACGAGGGTCTGCTAACCAGGCAGAAGCTCGTGAAATGTATGGTGCTTTGGCTCAGGATATTGCAGCTCAAATGCCAGATATCACTAATCAAATGGCGGCTGCATCTCAGGAAACTGAAAATCGTTATAATCAGACTCAGGAACAGCTAAAGAGTCAGTATACTGATCAGGCAGCAGAACAAGCAGCACTTTATAAGCAGCTCGGTATTCAGGCTGCTACACCTGAAGCTTCTCAGCAAACTAGAGAAGATCAGGCTTATTTTCAGAATCAGTCACAAAATGATGAAGCTGCTGCTTTGCAAATGTTGACTGAAATGAAGAACTCGGATGTTAGTTATAACCGAGAGTCTTCTAGTAATACTCGACTTGCTGGTGAGAATGTTGCACAGGATATTGCTGCACAGCTAGAGGATTACCTTCAAACTGCTGGTGGAAAGATGTCTGGTCTTAAAGCCGGACGAGAATCTACTATTCAGGCTATGTTGGCTCAGCTACAGCAGCAGGATTCTCAGCGTGTAGCACAGCAAGAAGAGACGGAATATGACCGTCTTATGGATATGTTTAATCTCCAGCTTAAGATGCAGGAGATGCAAAATGAGCAGGCTAATAGAGCTGCTCAGCTACAAAAGTCTAACCAGCTTTTTAAGGGGACTAATGGTCCTTCTGGAGCTAGTAACTACCTAAGTGAAATTTACGGCGGAGGAGATACATTTACCTCTAGTTCGATTATGGATGCCATTAATGATGTTATGGCCGATCCTTCAGTTATTGCAGGAAGTTACGAATCTGATCAAAAAGACCAATACGGTAATCCCATGCAGACTAAAGTCAATGACCAGTATATGATGGATCTTCTTAGACGACGTTTGTCCGGAGAAGGTCAAGGTCCACTTACTGGCTCTGATTTTAGTAACATGGATATGAATAACGCTATTAATGCTCTTATGGCCTACATGGGGAAGTTGAAGTAAATGACCTTTTCTCGCGAACCCATTATTTGGATAGGTTTCTTTATCGCGCTCCTGATGGTTCTTGCAGACTACTTTAATGGAGAACTTAATTGGACTAGTATGGATGCACTTCTTGTAGCTGCTGGGGCTGTTATTGGTCGTAACTTGGTTACTCCTGTAGCCAAGATTGTTGGACGTCACCGTAACGAAGAGGTCTAATGCTTGAGGGTTACAAGCCGATTGATTTTGGGAACATGTTTGCAAGTCAACCAGTAGACTTGGGACAGGTTCGAAATCGTGTTGGTGTTTCTCAGGCAGCACTAAACATTCTCGCTAACTCAGAATTTAACAAGACTCCTATTAGTACCTTCTTGGCACAGGGACTTAACACTAAGGGTGAAGCACCTAAGCGTCAGCAAACGCTCTGGGGCCGTGTTGTAGACTTCCTTAGCTTTCCTACTTATGCTGTAGCTAATGCTGCCGATGACGCACTAGCAGGACATCAGTCAGATGATAATGACAGTGTTCTTAAGGACATTGGTCAAGTTATTGGTGGTGCAGTTACAGGAGCAGGACGCGGTGTTGGAACTGGTTTGCGTGGTGCTTTTGCATCTAGTGAAACAGCCGCTGATCCTATGGATAAGCAATATCTTGGTGATTTTCTTATTCGGCTAGATACACATATGTCTGCTGAAGATGCTATGAAACCTGAAAACCTTGAAGAGGTTAGAAGGCGTCTTGCTGATAAGAAGATTAACCAATTTAGTGATGATGAAAAGAGCAAGTACTTCTACGACTGGGAAAAGGGTCGTGTAGAGGTATCTGATGAGGATATCGAGAAGTACTTTAAGGACATGAATATCTATGGTCTGGGAGCTTCTATTGTCTCAGACCCTCTTAACTTTGTTAAGGGCCCCACGGGTATTTTTAAGGGTAAGGGTGGGGCTGAAGTACCTGAAATTGTTTCTGGTACCTCAAATACTTACGAAGGATTTAAGTCACTTCCTGAAAGTACAGTTACCAATACTCCAGAATTTAGATTGCCTACTATGGGTAAGCAATCTGGAGATTACAAGGTTAACCTTACTGGAGATATTCAGAATAGAGTAGCTAATCCGGCTACAGGAGAACTTGTAACTCCTCCTGAATGGTTTAATTTTCCACGCAGTACTGACGAAATTAGTACTACATCTACCCCTGTAGCCGAAAAAATTATTGGTGCTCCTGTAGCCAACGAGACTGATGAACTTCTAGATGCTATTATTAACCCTGGGTTTACCGGCGAAGGTTGGGCTTCTAAGGTTGATAACCCCATTGAAGGTAAGCGTCTTGGTGGAGAATCTATAGAGGTACCAAAATACCAGCGACGTATTGTTAGAAATTACTCTAATCCTAAGAAGATTAGTGAATTCGCTGGAGACCTTCTTAAGCGTGCGGCTACAGGGAATTTTGCAAATGCTGTAGAACGACTTAGTTCTAAGCATCCTGGTGTTAAGTTTACTAATGCTGCTGAAACTATTCAGCGTTTTTCTAAGATTCCTGATTTTACTAAGCGTCTAGGTAACCAGGCTGAACGTAAGAAGATCTTTAACGCTCTTGGTGCGGCTATCCATAAGGATGTACAACTTCTTGCTCAACCTACTGTAGTTAACACTGCTGAGAAGATTATTAACGATGCTACAGAGGTTGGGCCTATCGCGCTCGATCGTCTTGTAGAAGGAATTAAGCCTATACCTACTAAGAATCCTACACGTGATATTAAAGCTGTTAATGATGTCTATGCTAAATTTGAGGATCAGATTCTTGGCGCTGGAACTCCTAGCGGTCTACGTAATCCTGAGAAGTGGACTGCTGCTGTAACTAGCGGTAAGAATGTTCGCTATTCTGGACCTCAGCAAGTTCAGATGTGGAATTATATTACTTCTGTTCTTCTTAAGAATGTAAAGACTCCGAACCGTTTTGCTAAGGCTAATAGTATTCTTCAGCAGGTTGAGAATGCTTTTATGTCTCGTAAAGCTATTCCTATGTCTAGTTTTAAGACTAAGGGTTCTGTTCCTATTAGGCTTAGTCAGGTACTAGAAGCTATTGGTCCTGCTGCCGCAGCTATGGATAGAACACTACTTACTGCAATTCTTCGAGGTGATCCTGAAGCACTTGCTAAACTTCCTGCTGAAGTTGTTCAGCGAATTGAGGAGTTTAAAGCCGGTGAGGCTATTGTAGATGGTACTAATGTAATTAAGGGTATTGACGCAACTAAGCCTACTATTGAGGAACTCATTAAGGGACCGCTTAGCGCGGCTCGTCAAGAGGAAATTGTAACCATTGGTTCTAAGGTTGCAGATGATATCGCGCAAATGGCCGGGGGATCTCCTGTAGCCGGAGCTAAAGCATCTACTGCAATTATTGATGAATTTATCCCTAAAGCGCCTGGAGATGGTTTTCCAGTCACTAATACTATAGCTCTTATTAGTCATCCTGATGTATCTCCTGCATTGCTTAAGCGTTACTCTAATGCTCCCTCTGTAGCCAAGGCAATTGCTAAAGCTATTGATAGCCCTCCGCCTAGTCGTCTAGGTAAACTAATTGAAGCTACAGGAGCACGTGTTCCTGAATGGCTTGGAGCACGATTTAACGCAGCTTATAAGAACGCAGATATGCGTCCTACTTATCTTAGAGAAGCTGCAATGGCTAAAGCTACAGTTGCACTAAGAGCACAGAATCTTAATAATCTGGCCAAACGGTACGATATAAACGATGTTGACCTCTGGAACGACGCCCTGAAGGGTGCACAGGGCCGCCTCGTACCTGTACCGGAGACCCAATCTGCGGAGCTTGCCAAAGAGATTCAGGCTATTATGGAGAATCTTTTTGGTAGCTCTGGACTTAAAGCTTCTGTAGCTCTAGAAAATAGTGTAGTTGGTCGTACTCAGTTGTTTATGAAAGAGCTTAACGCTAACCTTCATAGATTTGGACTGGGAGAGTACCAGTTTAGTAAGGGTAAAAAGCCTAACGCTAAAAAGGGTGAAACCAATCCGTACTATGAAGGTACTAATTGGCTTAACTCATGGGAATCTTGGGAAATTAAGAAGCCTCTCGAATTCTTGTTTAAGGTACAGAACGTAGTTGAGCATACTGTTCGTGAAAAGGTTATGTTTGACGATCTTGTTGCTCGCTTTGGTTCTAAGGTTAAGGGTCCAGAATTCAGTCATACTGTAGATAGTCATCCTAGGCTTAAGGGCTATTATTTTGGTCCCAGAGCTGCGGAACAAGTAGAGCAGTTTGTTAAGAACCTTAAGGATATTAGCCACCCTTCCTCTAAGGCTATGCAGAACTTTGATAACGTTCTGAGTAAGTGGAAGGCTGGTGTGACTATCTATATCCCGTCACACCATATTCGCAATATGATTGGTGATGTTTACTTTAACTGGTTGGCTGGAGTTAATTCTACCCGACCCTATAGTTCAGCTCTTAAGGTAATGCAGTCTCAGAGTATGCGTTATGAAGGTATTAAGAGTCAGGGACTTGCAGGTATTGATAAACTAGTAGATCCCAATACACTTAAGAAGCTGGCTACAGGAAGTATGCCTAGCACTCCCCAAGGTAAGCAGATCGCGCTAACTATGCGTAATGGTCAGCATATTACTAATGATATGGTGTATGTTTCTGCATTTCAGCAGGGTATTCTTCCTACTACTCGTGTACTTGAAGATATTCCTGATGATGTAGCTACAGGATTTGAAAAGATTAAGCCTCTTGGTGGTCGTGGGCAAAAGGCAGCACATAGTCTGTCTGAAGGACGCGATCATTATGTCCGTCTTGCACACTATATTGACGCCCTTAAGAAGTCTAATAAAAGCTTTGAAGCTGCCCAAGCTGATGCAGCCTCTATTGTTAGGAAATGGCATCCTGACGGTATGGACCTTACTAAGTTCGAACGTAATGCTATGCGTCGAATGTTTCCTTTCTATTCTTGGACGCGTAAGGCATTTCCACTTATTGTTGAATCTTTTGTAGCCACGCCCGGTAAGATTATGGCGTATCCCAAGGCTCAATATCTTCTTCAGAATGCGATGGGTATTGAAACTGGTCCTATGTCTGATCCCTTCCCTTATGACCAGTTGTTTCCTGACTGGATTAGGGAGAAGGGTATTGGACCAGTTATGGGAGGCCCTGGAGATTACACAGTAATTAACCCTAGTAACCCTACTATGGATGTTATGGCTCAGCTACAGAATCCAGGAAAATCTGTACTGGGAATGATTAACCCAGCTGCACGTATTCCTTTTGAATTGGGTTCTGGTACTGAAGTACAAACAGGCGCGCCGCTAGAGGGACGTACTACTGACTACCTTATTAAGCAGATTCCTGGACTAAGTCACGCAGGTCGAGCTACAGGAGAATTTGGCGTATCAGAAACTACGAAGGAGAATAGCTCTGGGTATAATTTCCAGAACATAGCTAACATGCTCACCGCGATGGGTATGCAAAATACTGGACCCTACATTAAGAGTGCAGAATTTGATCTTCGAGATTACATGAGGAGCCTCCGTGGCAATTGAAGATTTCCTCAATACTTACCAGCAAGCTATGTTTAACAAGAAGCTGGTAAATCCTCTTAATAGACGTACTAATTCTCCTAGAAGTCCGCAACTGGGAATTAATAACCCTCAGCGAGAAATTACTCCTACAGCTTCTTTTGGTTCGTCTATTCCTGAGTGGCTTAGTTCCAGAACTTCTGGAGCCCTTGACAGGTATATGACTCAAAAGGGTGAGAGAACTTCTGCAATAGCCTCTGATTACGCTGATAAGGCTGCTGGACAAATCCCTACTAATGAGTGGGGTATTGTTCAGGATAAGATGACTAACTTCTCTGATTACTTTAACAAGCAGCTACAGGCTGTAGATGATTATGGTAAAGCTGTGCTAGGCCAGGAAGAAGCTAAAGCACGCTGGCAATCTATGCAACAGCAAGCAGAAATGAATGCTGGCTATAATATCCAGTGGACTAATGCAGCTACAGCAGGAGCTTCAGGTAATAATGCTGGAGCTAAAGCTGTATCTATCGCGATGAAAGCCCAGGGTACTCCATACGCCTGGGGAGGTAATTCACTCACTAGAGGAGTGGACTGCTCTGGGCTAGTTCAACAGGTTTATAAGCAGATGGGTATTAATCTGCCACGCACTACTTATGATCAGGCTAAATCTGGTAAGGTAATTAGTACTGGTGCCTTGCTTCCTGGAGACCTGGTGTTCTATAATACAGGAAGTAACGACCCTAATGGTATTGGTAGCCTTAGTCACGTAGGTATCTATATCGGTAATGGTCAAATTATCCACTCACCAGGACGTGGTAGGTCAGTCGTAGTTACTTCGATGAATAATCCTGGTAAACCTGCAAGGGCGGTTAGGCCGTGGTAGATGCATTTAGTGGTAACTTTGATGGCTTCATTAGCGAGCTAAATAACATTACAAATAAGGGGAGGTATGACGTAGCGCCTAAGCTTAAGCCAGTCAAACCTAAGACTATTAATCTTCAAATGCCTGGTCTTCCAGCCGCTCAGTATAGTGGTGGGGGAACAAGCGGAGGTCCTACAGGCGGATCACAACTCGATAGACTCATGCGAGCTATTCGATCCCAAGAATCTAATAACAATTATAAAGCTTACAACAGTATGTATGGAGCTTCCGGTGCATACCAGATTCTCAAATCTAATTTTGCAGGATCTGGGGGCTGGGATAGAGAAGCACTTGGATACGATGTTTCGTATTCACAGTTCATGAATAGTCCACAAATTCAGGATACTATTGCACGGTATAAGCTGGGTATTTACCTTAAGAAGTATGGAGCTGCTGGAGCTGCTGTAGCTTGGTATGGAGGACCTGGTGCAGTAAGTAATATGCATTCTAAGCGGACTCAGACTGGAGGTTATCCAAGCATTTATTCGTACTGGAATTCCGTCCTCGCAAAGATGTAAGAGGCTTATGAGAGACGAATCTAATGGCCTGGATATACCTGAAAGCAATAGAGAAATTGCACTACATCTACTAGCTATTAAACTTCAATTTACTGATCTTAAAACTACAGTCAATAACCGACTTGACACTTTGGAGACTCAGGTTTCCAACGTGGAAGAAGGTGTCAACCAGAGACGTTTCAAAGCTCAAGATATACTGGTGAGTAGCTTGATTCTTCCTGTTGTGGGAGGTACTCTGTTGTTTCTACTCACCAAAGCTCTAGGCTAGCGGGGATTAGACGTAGCGCTAGAGTAAGTACGGCGGGGGTGCGCCATATGAGTATGCCAACCCAAGACGGGGTGTTTTTGTGGCAAACTGAGGCTAAATGTGGTGGTACTGAAACCTCTAAGTTCTTTGATGAAGAACGTGAGGCGAAAAAGATATGCGGTACTTGTCCTGTAAAAGTAGAGTGCCTGCAAGACGCTCTTATATATAATTACGATGGTGTCTGGGGGGGCACTACGTATAGGGAGCGTAGAAAAATCAAGCACGTAGACTTTATGCGTGATGATTACAAAGAGGCCGGCCTTTATAATCCAGCTCTAAAGGTCTAGCCCAAACAAAAGAAGCCCCTGTAGCAACTATGGCTACAGGGGCTTCAGTGTGTTTTAGCTAGTCTTCGTTATCATGAGTAAACTTAATGTGAATTGCTCCAGTCATAGGATTATAGTTTACATCACTGATTACGTAAAGGTCTCCCTCTTCATCTTCGATTTGAACAATAAGATTCTCTGTACTAACATCAAACGATTCGTTAGCGATCGCGGTAGATGCAGTAAGCATCTGGTCGAAATCGTTAAGCTTAAGGTCAGCCATTTTCCTTCTCCTTTACCTTGTGGATTGAGTCATGAAATCCCCACCCACAACGAGCGCAGCAAATAGAATCCTGAGCTTCTTGGAAATTATGAATTCCCCAAAACTCTTGCTCTTCCTTACTGCTAACTACTTCTTCATTCATCTTCGAGAGTCTCCAATTCTTGCCTAAGTTCCTTGATACGCTCTTCTTTAGCTTCATCCTGAGTTTCTGCTAGGTCACTCAGTTTAAAACCTTCCTTATACGGTACTTCAGGTACGTACTTATCTTCGTCGATTTCTACATGCTCAGAACTAAACAGCGCGGCCGTAGCTTCAACTCCGATAATTTTTGGAACGTATCCCTTACCCTTAGCATTCCAACGTTGTGACATTGGACGCCTATGGAAATTCCAAATAATACCGTATTCAGCTAGTGCTTCAGCACGGCATTTATCGGAGCAGTAATTGACTGCTGAATACGTGTGAAGGAAAAGTCCCTCACAATTCTTACAGACCTTTTGTTGAAACCCTGCACCCTTAGTTTCAATATAGAAGATTACAGATTCGGCCTCAATCTCATGCCTAATCTGAGCCTCTTCACCGATCTCTGTTAGGGGAACCTCCTCTAGTAGGTTATCAATATTGATACCCAATGTATTCGCCAATTTAGCAAGGCGATCCATCTCGTTCTTTTGTGTATTTTTACGCCTACGAGGTGGCATTAATTTCCTTCTTACATTCGTGTGTAATAGCAGCAAGGTAAGCATCCTCCAAAGTTCGGAGTTCTTTCTTACCTCTAATTACATGCTTTCCACAGGCTCTACAAACAATGGCTACAGTAAGATTGCCTCGAATGCGAACTGTACGTACACTAAATTTTAGAAGCTCATTCAAAGATTGGATGCTTCCTGAGTCCTTGATCGATTAGGTACTTAACACCGTGAGCATAAGCTGAGATATCATCTGGACAATGCCAAGACCTAGGCTTTCTAGCCAGTTCAGGAAAACCAGCCCACTTAAGTGAACCCCTAAGATTACCAGGAGGAACTAGTTCAATAGTAGACTTAGCTCCCAACATATCATTAATCTGCTCTACCGCGCCAATACACCTAGAAGCTGGCATATCAGAGCCTGTCTGAGCAATAGCCATCTCCTTACGTAGCTTGTAATCCTCCATAATAAAGGTGATTTCATTAATATCACCAAGATTAATACTGCTATAAATGTTGCTCAAATAGAACCTACGAAATTCACTAAGTTTAGTTACCGTCTTATAGATATCATCCCCTTCTGCACTAAAGGTAGCCAAACCTACGTTATTTCCTGGGTCGATTGAGATGAACATTAGAGATACACCTCTTCGAGTTCAAAAACTTCGGAATGGTTATCGAGAGCTTCGAGAATCTTATTAAGATTACCAGAGTGGTGGTCTTTTGACTGGATACAGTAGACGTGGTGAGGACCTGTATTAGCATTTTCAAGCTTAGCCAAACTAGAATTCAATGGCCAGGTAGTTGCAATTACAATACCTGGAAGAGTGCTCTGTATACCCACAGTAAGAGTAGGCGCGATGACGAAATTAGTCATTAGAACACCAATCACATTCGCAGTTAATGCAATGGGTAGTTGAGTCGTTATCTACCTTGTCCAAGAAAAGACAGGGATCGCATTCTCCACAATCCTTACCCATGGAGCAACTCCTTTTCCCATTGAGCTAGCTTAACTTTACCAAAAAGTACAAGCCATGCATCACTATTTTTAAGTTTTCGAAGTTTAAGGAAACAACGGATTCGACACATCACTATCATCCATACCAATAGACACGGAGTCCTGAACAATTGTAATAGAGGAGATATTAAGAGCCTTCATCTCTTCTACGAGCTTATCAATTCGTTCTTCAAAGTTAATGCATTCTGTGCTCTCAGAGTCCATACTCACTATGCTGCATCCTTTCCCCAGAACTCTTCTGTAACGTCAAATGGGACGTCCCAATTCTTCTCATCTTCTACCCGACTAAATACAGACTTAATCAGGTCGATGTACTGCTCAAGGTACTCAGTCTTAATCTCAAAGATTACTGAGTCATGTACCATAAGCAACATACGACACTCGTCTTCGTTATCTACTTCTCGACTAAGACGAATCATGCCGCTCTTAACAATCTCTGCCAATCCTCCCTGTAGCAGAGAATTAAAAGCTAGACGGGGCCCATTATCCCCACCTGGAAGATGGCGAATACGTCCAGTCCAAAGGTGGATATACTTACGAGATTCAGCCGTCTTTTGTACCTGCTTAGAGAAGGCTACGATCTTATCGTGAGCCTTTTCCCAATCAGTAATAAACTGATCAGGATCATCTCCACCAAGAATAAGTCGAAGCTTATTACGCTGGGCTCCGTACATCTTAGCATACGTAAGAGTTTTACAAGCTGACTTAGGACGATTAAGCTCAGCTACCATCTGCCCCCACATATCCCTATTCCATTGGAATGTCTCCATTAGATAAGGCTGCCGAGCGTATCCTGTAGCCAAACGCATTTCACCTTGATTAACGTCAACCTGTACTAGTGTGTAACCTTCCTCTGCTTCAAAGACACGTTTAATATTGCGTTGCCAAATTTTTGGATCTTTATCATCCAGCTTAGGTACCTGTTGAAGATTAGGATTCTCACAACTAGTACGACTAGACCTGGTACCGTGAATCTTATAATTACACCTAAGTCGTCCATCAGGACTAACAAGTTCTACGAACTTCTTGTAACAAAGGGCTAGAGTAATACCCCAGCCCCTATACTCAAGAATGTTTTGAGCTACAGAACCCCACTGACCTGAAGAATACTCAGGATTATTAGCAAGAATAGCCTCATAAGTCTTCATTGCATTCTTATCAAAAGAAGGCTGCCCTGCCGGAGTCATATGCTCTGGCAATACAGGAAGCTTCATTTCATCGATAAGAAGTGTCTTAAGGTCCTTGTTAGACCGAGGGTTATATCCGTTAAGTTCCTTCTTAAGTTGATTCATTCGACCTTCACCTACAGCAATTTCTTGCTTAGCTAGGTCTAGATTAATCTTCACACCCCTACGTTCCATGGTTCGAAAGATGTCAATATTTTCCATCTCTCGTTCCCAGAGGTTATCAATAGGACTCTTAAATTTCGTTTTCATCCATAATCTCCTTAATAGCTGTTAGTATTTTCTGGACAAGCTTATCTCTAATTTTCTCTACAATCATGTATTGGTCTACATTAGCACCACCATCAATGTAGTCAACTAGAGCGTTTACACCAGACCAGGAAAGATGAATCGTAAAAAATTTCTTAGTGACATCTTCAGGCAAACATTCGCTACAGAAAAGGCCGTCTAGAGTAGCGATAATATCTTGCTTCTCAAATGGTTTATTACAACTCTTACACTGAATCTCCATCAAAACCCGCTTTAACAAAGAAGGGGTACAAACGTTCAAATAGTTGAAGAGTACGTACAGTATCTATACCAGCATAAAGTTCAATTTCGGCTACAGGGATTAGATGCCCCATCCCCATAGCCCAAATATTCTTGAAGTCCTTCTTAACCTTACCTGGATTCTTAAGCTCATTTCTAGAAAGCCAATCCAGAGTTAGGGATGGCACATTCTCGTTAAGGAAATGCGCCATCATCATAGTACAGTACCACTTGTAATACTTACCTGGGTACTTTGCAGTCTCTAGAGAAACTAGATCAAATTTAGCGTTATGCATACAGATAACTCTAGTCGCGATGATCTGAAATAGTGTCTCCTTCAAATCATCCTCAATATTACCTTCACTGTGGGCTACAGGAAAGTAGCTGTGATAGTAGGTATCATCAGTATGAATGGACGCAGAAATGCCTACACAGAATCCGCGTCCATCCCTAATATCAAGACCGTTAGTTTCAGTATCTACTGCCATCACATTAGCCAGTAGTGCCTTAGGGATAAAGTCCCTAGGCTTAAGCATTACCTCAGATGCTGAAGAAAGATTTGTCATTAGTTGTAGTCTTTTCTTGTTTAGGCATCTCGATAGCTGCCCTAGTAGGCTTCTTAAACATACGCTTATCTCCATCCATTACGGTGGAGAATGCTGTGCTATCTCCAGAGAATCGACTCTTAAGATACTTAACATCCATAAGCCTGTTTTGATCTGTGTACTCCTTGTGCTGCTTAAGAGACACAATACTACTTGCTGAAGCCGCGATAAACGTGCTACCAAACACGTCGTCCAGATCGGCTTCCTTGTAGCCATGATTAGGCGGATCTTTACGGGAGTGGTGGATGAACATAAAAGTCACCCCGTACTTATCCTTAATCATGTCAATTACCTCGATGGCCTTAGTAACCTCCTCTTGATTGGAGAGATTAGAGGCCAGAGAGAATGACGCAGAGTCTACCAACACAATATCCGGCTTCAAATTTTGAAGCTTCATTAGGAACTTACCCATTAGGGGGGACTGAGGTTGGTAGAACTTAATCTTCTCTGGCCGTGCGTAAGTATGAAAGTTCTCTTTGAGTTGCTCAATTTCCTCCTGATTAAAATTAGTTTCGATTTTGGAGAAGAACTCACTGTTGTCATCTAGTGTCATTTCCAAAGACAAGTACAGAATTTTGTACGGTTTGCCTTCGTTAGATGACCAACTGAGATAGTTCTTGTTTAGCGCAAGACAAGCATTAAGACCTAGCGCCATTGTGGTCTTACCCGTACCAGAGCGACCTACCAAAAACATAGTTCCCTTATACGGGAGAATGCCATCGATAAGCCAACGAGTAGTATCTACATAGCTTACTACTTCACTCCAGTTATGGGTTTCAATTTCTTCAGCTGTAAGCTCTACATCTTTAATACCCTCGTAAGGCACCTTCTGGCGAGCGTAATTAATAAGGTCTACATAGTAACGTTCCTTGTCAGGTCGGTCTGTGAACTTCTTCCAGTGCTTATCTTTCCACTGGAGAATCGCATAGACCTCACTGTTATCTAGTCCAGCTTCACACGCATAGTACGTTAGCGCGGCAAGTGCACTGGATCTACTACCTTCTCTAATACCCTTCTTGCGAAGCAATTCTCTAGCGTCTTCAGGCCAGAGATACTTCAACATTACATCAAGAGAGCTTGGAATGTGCTCCTTACGAAACTGCTCCAGATTGTAACTTACTTGAGGTACGGGAACCTCATTAAAATCTGAAGGGCGATAGTGGTTATTAGTAGTATTAAGAACTACTACAGGCATACCCTTGCGCTTGTGGTTAATAGAACCCACTGGACGAAGACTATGTCCAGCATCCCAAGCACCAATATCTGCTTCTAGAGCGTAAGCAATAGATTGATTAATACTTTGAATAGAGGTAATATCAGTATTAAACTGTTCATAACGCCAATACCAATGCTCCCTACCAGGTACGGAGGATTGTACCCGCATAGTAGGGTGCGGAATATTAGCTTCTTCTAGTTCATCTAGCGACGGAACATTACCGTCGAAGTCAGCCCACGCTACATAACTACCATGGGAGTATGCAACACTAGAAGAGCGCTCCTTAAACATACCGGGAGTAATGTAAATCTCGGCAGATTTAGAATAACGTTCTACATGGTCGATTACATCCTGGCGTTGTGCAGGCCATTTGAAGAAGAAGTCATATTCATAAACCCCATCTTCCGGACGCTTAATCGGAAGGTGGATGTAACCTTCTTCTTCACCATAAAGAAAGTTACAGAAATCCTCCAGTCCCTGAGCGGGGTTAAGGCTACGAACCGTCCCCATTAGTATCCTTGATCTTTTGCCGGACAATTACGGCGTTCTTTCGGTGCTGACAAAAACAGTGATCTAGCGGTTCATCACGCTTAACTAGAGAATCACCTTCAACTCTCCAGAAATTAATGCAATCCTTGTGCTGCTGTTCTGTGCACCAATTACAAATCATAGACCTCCCAACTTAAATCGCTAATAAAAAGAATGGCTACAGGAAGAGTCCCCAATCCCTGTAGCCAAACTTTGCTATCAGGATTTAGCACCAATCAGAAGTGTCACTATCGACTAGAGTCGCGCTAACGGGCTCTATTCGATTAAATCCCGCTGCATAAAGAGCATCCAAGATGGAGTCCTGGACACTCTCTATATCAGCACCATTATCAGGTAGCCGGAGTACTACCTGTATGGATTTAGTAAGCGGGCTCATCATCCGAGCCATCAGCCCAATTGTCCTGATCCTCGTCATTAAGAGGATCGAACTTCATAACACGAGTGTTCTTACGGCCATTCTCCTCCTTAGTGGAGGTAGTACCATAAAACTCTCGATTAATGCAGTTCTCTACAGGGAACTTGTCGGGGTCTCCGAAATCCTGGATCTCTTCCGGAGTAAAGCCCCAAGCAAGAAGACGCATCTTAATCCAAGAGAGAGCCTTAGCCTTCTCTTCCTTAGTCATGTTTCCATCAGGAACACGAACCCAGTCGCTAATCGGGAAGAAAGTAGACCAGGAACCCTTAGTAATCTGGTACTTAAAGGTAATACCCATCTTGGGCTCTACACCCGGCTTCGGCTTAGTAGGAGCCAGCTTAGCTCCAGTAATACGGAAGTGATAGGTGTTGTTGGGAAGCTCGTTAGGGTTATCCGGAATGTCGTCAATGTTAACGTCGTCGAAGAAGCTAGACATGATAATTAAATACCCTTCCAAGTACGAATAATCTCGATGAACTTTTCGTCGGACACTGTGGGGTTGCCCATAGGGATATGGGATTTTGCAATATGAGTCCTAGAGGACTCGGTAAGTAGTGTCCTACTTTCCTTACCCCTATACATATAGGCAGTAAGGTTTGTGTACCCATTTAGCAATCGGTGTACTGCAAATGGGACGCTTGGACGGATAAGCTTATCTCCCTTTTCATAGGAGGCTTCATCCGGTACGCGATCGTGTGAGATAAACGTAAAACTTATGTCCATCTGTGCGATCTGCTTAAGAGGACCCTTCATGTGCTCCTTAAGAAGCTGAAAGTCCTCAAGACTATTAACGCTAGGGTGCTTGCGATTAAATTGAACCTTCCTAAGCTGTTCACCCAATTTAAGGTCAATCAGCGCGGGAAAGGTATCAATAATCACATGCTTAGTCTGGACTTCACCTTTAGCTAGCTGAGAGAGCAGCTTAGTAAATCGGTCAAAGTCCTTAAGTTTGAGTACCCTAGAGTTTTTCTTAAGATTAGGAAAGTTACTAAGTGAGACGTTAGAACGCTCAGTAGTAACAAAGAGATTGTCGTCACTGAGAGATGCAGCAAGAATAGTCTTACCTACCCCTTCAGGACCATAAAGGTTAATAATAATTTCCTTAGGGATATCATCGACACCGACAATATCGTCAGGCTCATTCATCGTCTAGATCCTCGTCGTCAATACTTTCATAATTTCGGTTAACTTCAAGCTCAATATCATCGTCTTCTAGTTCCCAACTAGAATCGAAACTCATTATTCGACATCCAATACGTTGTCATAACCATAAGAGTTCTTACGAAAACTTGCCTTACGCATCATTGTACTATCGAGACCAGAAGCCTCAGTATAGCATAGATTTGCGAAGGGACAATACTCACAGTTAAACTTAGAGGTAGACCTAGTTACACCATCAGCAATAGATACCTTAGGCTTCTTCTTAAGGTCCACAATTTGCTTAGCTGCTACTACGTGATTAGCTACAAATTCTTCACGCATTACAGAATTAGTAGGAACCTCCTCTGTCTTAAAGGATTCAACAGCGTCCGTACGATAACGGTTCATACTGATGATTCCCTTACGGGATCTATGTCCCATAGCCCGTACTGCCCAGATATAATTACTGATCTGAGCATTAAGCTTAATGGACATTTCCGGCCAGAAGTTGTACGTAAACTTATGGTCCCAAGGGATTACTTCTCCCTTATTCGGACCATTAGGTACGCCCAACATAAGGTCAATACGTCCAGCAAACATGATATCATCGCAACCCGGTAGGGGAGCGGTAACTAGGTTTTCAACACCCAAGATATCATATTTCTGAATAACCCACTGCATCTCGGTAGCGTACTTATTGAACATAATACCGAGACTACCAATCATAGTGCTCTTTTCAGAGTCACCACGCATCATCGCATTAAGACCTTCCTTGATCAAGTATTCTTGAACAAGTTGGACAGTCTTTTCCTGCGATGTACCTTCCTGAATATTCTTGTAATAAATCTCAAGTGCCGCGTGACCAATAAGTCCCCTGGTTAGTGCAATTCCCAGAGTACGGGGCTCAAGATTATACGAAGGATGGTGTGCATACATCCAACGCTGCTTACAAGTAAGGAAAGTAGCTACTTCTGAAGTGGAAACTTTAAACATTAATCTACCTCTAGATCGTGCTTAATAACACATTCAGGACAGATTGTTTCGTATCTTGGGTCTTGATATTTAGTAATATCGATATATTCTCGTTCACAAATATCGCATTGCCTAATAGCAGATTCCCTAGTAGGGAGCTTACACCAGCGTCCGACGGTGTGTCCAGACGACACGTCAAGAGCCCTAAAGCACCTGTGAGCGCACGTAACGTCTAGGACCTCGTATCCGTACGGTCGTTTGAACCTGGGAGTCCCATAAACAATTTTTAGGTTCATATTGATTATTTTCTGGTTGCTCAACTAATTAAAAAGATTGGCTACAGGGGAAGAGGGACGGGGGGAGGGTGACCTAATCCCCTGTAGCTAAGAAAAGTGTATCATCCCCACTTGGAATTTTCAATGAACCTAATAAGTTCAGAAGCATCTACTACTGGGTCATATTTAGCTTCCATTACTGAAGGCTTAATAGGGTAAAACTCACCCATTACACCCTGAACAATATAGTCGAGTACTCGCGCTCGACTAGTACCTTCCAAGGTTTCAATGTAAAGATGATTCCCTTCCATAAAAGCCATGTTGTTACAGAAGGACCGAATTTCTTCTAAATTCTCACCAGTCCATCGAATAGCCCTAACCGTTACTGGCTTAGCTACAAACTCTTCAATTGGCATTAATTAGGTCCAATCAGGGATCGGAGAGTATTGAAGAGTTCAGAAGCAAATTCCATCAACTCTTCATTCTCCTCATAATTGGGGTGGGGATTTTGACACAAGGCCTTAAGCATACGAATCTCACTACCTTCAAGAGAGATCGTAGCCTTATGAGTGATATCTACTTCAGCCATTACTTAGGATTCTCCTTATGTACGATCCATCGCGGTTCACCATTAACAATAATTTCTCCCTCTTCCCACTCACCAGTAAGCCTAAAGCTAATTTGCTTATCTGCTAGTTCAGTCTGTGGGTGGGGGAGTGCCCAATCGCATTCTCCATTTTCTGTATCTACAGAAGATCCATCAGAATAGTAAGTCCAATTTGTGCAGAAATAGTTACCGTTATAGACTACTACTTCTCCACACTTTGGGCACTTCTCAGTAGTAGGATCTCCATGATTACTAATCATTAAATAGCCTCACTGTGTAGGAGCTTGCTGTAAGCACTCTCAAGGTTAAGGTCCGCTTCTTCACCATTAGTAGCAGCCTTAGCAAATTCTGCGGAAATTAGCTCGATAAGAGCCTTAGTCTCTTCTGGAGTAAACATTAATCTTCAAGTTCCTTCTTCTTATCAAGTTCTTCCCAAATACCCATGTCTCGCTTAATTTCCAATTGCTTAGTCTCTTCCTGCTTGAGTAGAAGTTCTTGCTTATGCTTCATATAACGCTTAACAGATTCATAAACACATGTAACAATAATAAAGGCTACCAACACTTCCAAACCAGTCATTAATCACTTACCGCCTTTATCTTCTTGCCGATCCATTGCATTTCGTAAAGCATTACTTCTTCAGGATTAGCTACAGTGGGGGAGTGAAGATTATAGACTGCTCCCCATACGTAACCTTCATCGTTCTTAGCGTGCCATCTATTATGGCATGTATGACAGATACGATGAACATTCCCATAGTCATTATTGAGTGTGTTCTTATCAGGTCCATGGTGTCTAGCTTGCTGCTTACCCTCTAGACAACCGATGATTGGACTATTACCACCTCCGCAATTTCTCTGCAATTTCCAT